GGCCGCCGCCGCCCCGTTTATTCTGGTCAAGGCCGCAGGTTGGAGCATCGACAAGATGGAAGAGCCGGAACTGGTGGACATGAGCCTGATTATTTGTACATACCAGACACCCAGCCGCAATAAGGCGGAGGGAGCGCGGGATATGAAAGCCCCGGCGGTGCTGGACTTGTACAACATCATGCAAGACCTCGCCCAGCATTTCCGCGTTCACAACATCTTCGGCGACTATTTCAACGTGCTGCTCCCCATTGATTGTGCGATCCAGCAGGATAACACAAGCCCGTACTACTTCGCTACCGTGCAGATGGACGTGACCTGTCCCAGCATGAGCAGCGAGAATAACCCGGAAATTGAGGTGTTAATATGAGCGAGAAAAAGCAGACCGCCGCCGCAGAGAATACCGCAGCGGTGGAAAAGACCGGCCCCGTCGTGTACTGTGGGCCGTCCGTAAAGAACACTGTGAAGCAGTTTACCGTGTACAGTGACGGCGACACGCTGCCGGACGCGGTGAATGACTTCCTGAACAAAATCCCGGCGGCACGGAGCCTGATGGTTCCTATCGCCGACTTCGCAAATACTCGCGCAGCTCTGGAAAACCCCAAGAGCGGCGCGGGTATTATTTTTGCCGCAGTCAAGGCGGCACTGAACTAAAGGAGGGAGTAACGCATGGCAGTTTATAAGCATGGCGTTTACGTCACTGAGCAGCCGACCGGTGTTGTTGCACCGGTACAGTCTACCGCTGGTTTGCAGGTGGTGATCGGTACTGCGCCGATCAACCGCGCCAGCGACCCCTATCACTGTACCAATGTCCCGATTCTGGCGACCAGCCTGAAAGAAGCCACCGCCGCTCTCGGCTACGATGACGACTACGAGAAGTACACCCTCTGTCAGAGTATGGGTGCTTGCTTCAAGGTTCTGGGCGTTTCCCCGGTCGTGTACATCAACGTCCTTGACCCGGCCAAGCACAAGAAAACTATGACCGAAACCACCGTGCAGGTCAACAGCGGTGTCGCCACCGTTGCCGTCAAGGACATTCTGCTGGACAAGCTGGTGGTCAAGTCCGCGTCCACGGCTCTGACCGCTGGCACGGACTACACCGCAGCTTTTGACGACGAGGGTTATGTGACCATCGCCATCATCCCCGGCGGCAAGGCCGCAAGTGCGACCAGCCTGACCGTGAGCGGTACGCAGATTGACCCCACTGCTGTTACAGCCGACGATGTTGTGGGCGGCGTGAATGTACAGGGCGTGGAAACCGGCATGGAGGTAATTCGCCAGATTTACCCCGCGCTGAACATGACCCCCGGCATCCTGCTGGCTCCCGGCTGGTCGGAGAACGCCACGGTTGCCGCTGGCTTGCAGGCAAAGACCACCGGCATCAACGGTGTTTTCCGCGCCGTCTGCATCGTAGATGTGGACAGCTCCACAACCGGCGCAAAGATGTACACCGGCGTGAAGCAGCAGAAAGAGAAGCAGGCTATCACGAGCGCGAACTGCTACCCGGTCTGGCTGTACGCCAAGGTGGGCGATGTGGTCTATGCCGGTTCTGCTATGGCCGCTGCACTGACCGTGGCGACCGATGCAGCCAATGGCGACATTCCCTATGTCAGCCCGTCCAACAAGACGCTGGCAATCTCCGCCGCCTGCCTGAAAGACGGCACGGAAGTGCTGCTGGATCAGGAGCAGGCAAACGTCGTCAACTCGTTCGGCGTGGCAACGTGGCTGAACATGAGCGGCTTCCGTCTGTGGGGCAACAATACGGCCTGCTACCCCGGCAACACTGACCCCAAAGATCGCTGGTTCAGCGTCCGTCGCTTCATGAGTTGGGACGATAACACGTTCATTCAGACTTATTTCAGTAAGGTCGATAGCCCTCTGAACAAGCGACTGATTGAAGCTCTGGTAGACAGCGAGAATGTGCGCGGCAATAGCTTCGTCAGCCGCGGCATTTGTGCCTGTTATGAGCTTGAGTACAACGAGGACGAAAACCCCACCACCTCGTTGCTCAATGGTTGCATTACGTTCCACAAAAAGGTTTCTCCGTACAACCCGGCGGAGGACATCGAAGAGCTGGTGGAGTTCGACCCCAACGCGATCTCTGACGCGCTGGGCGGTTAAACGAGAAAGGAGGATATGAGTTATGGCACTGGATACTAACCTGACCCCGGAAATTGTCAACAGCTTCAACGTCTACATTGACGGCGTGAAAGCAATCGGCACGGCCCCGGAGATCACCCTGCCGCAGATCACCTCGGAAACTATTGACGTTTCCGGTTCTGGCATCCTCGGCAAAATCTCCGCACCGAATATCGGCCAGTTTGAGAGCATCGAGCAGGAGATTTCTTTCAACCTCGTGTATTCGAGCTTTGTCAACGTCCTGTCCCCGAAGCGTCAGGTCAATCTGACTTTCCGTGTGGCACAGCAGGCGGTCGATAAGAGTCTTGGTTATGCCTACAAGGGCCTGCGCATCGTTGAGGTCGGTCGTGTCAAGGAGTTCACTCCCGGCAAGATCAAGGCGGGCGAGGGCATGGAAGCAAAGGTCAAGCTCGAACTGACCTACCTGATGATCGAGAACGACGGCGAAGAGATTATCGCTATCGACAAGCTGAACGGTATCTACCGTGTGCAGGGTGAGGATATGCTGGCGGATGTTGCCGCTCTGATCTGATCCCAAAGGAAACGAATGACCGCCCCGAAAGACCGGGGCGGTCAATTTTTTGTATCTGACAGAAAGGAAACTTCATTATGGAGAAGAACATTTCTACCGCCGCAGAGCAGACCAAAACCGCAGAGGTCAAGAAGAACCCGAAGATCATCGAGCTGGCCCGTCCCTATAAGTTCGACGACAAGGAGTATACCGAGATCGACCTGTCCGGTCTGGACGGCCTGACCATCAAGGACGCGGTGCTTATCATCAAGAAGCTGTACAACGAGGGTGAGCTGGCCGCGATGATTACCCCCGAAACTGCCACCGCATACACCGACGCTCTGGCCGCAGCAGCAACGAAGCTCCCCATTGAGTTCTTCCAGTTGCTTCCCATCGGCGCAAGCAAAAAGGTACGCCAGACCGTACAGGCATCCCTCCGCAGCGCGACGGCAGAGGACGGCGACGACAAGGACGATCATAGCCACGTCATGAAGTTCGGCAAGCCCTATACCTACAAGGGCGAAACCTACACTTCCGTTGATCTGTCCGGTGTCGCCAACATGACCGGCATGAATGTCCGTCAGGCGGAGAACCGCATGGAGGAAGAGGACATTCGCGCAGCAGAAAAGACCCTGAACTACTACTACTGCTGCCTGATCGCTTCTATGGCGACCGGCAAGGATGTTGCGTTCTTCCTCGGCCTGCCCCTGTCGGAAGCTGTGCAGCTCCGCGCAGGTGTCAACCACAAGGATTTTTTCGCTTAAAGGGCGGCTACAAAACAATCAGAAAGGCGGCGATAGCTCTCGCCACAGTCACGCACACAAGCGCAGATTTTTACCTGAACTTGCCTGTGCGTGAGCTGGTGGAGATTCACGGGGAGGTTGCGGAGGAATGGCAAAAAATCAAGAACTAGAGCTTTCCATCCTGATCGGCGGTCACGTTGACAACTCACTTGCGCAGGCGGTGAAGTTGGCGAACACGCAGATCGGGAGCATTGCAAACGGCGCATCGAAGTTCGCGGAGAATATCGCCAAAGGTGCAGTAGCCGCCGCCGGTGGCATAGCCGCAGCCGTGGTCGATACCACGAAAGAATCGGTTTCGTTTGAAAGCGAAATGCTGGATGTGACGAAATACGTTAGCGGACTGACGGACGACAGCGGAAAAGTCATTCGTAGCAACTACGAAGAAATGTCGAAAGACATTCTTGATTTGAGCACGGATATTCCGTATACCGCCGAAGAACTGACCCGTCTTGCGGCTGCTGCCGGTCAGTCTGGTAAGAGCATGGACGACCTGATAAGTGACGGCTTCCTGCGTGATGTTGCTGAAATGGGAACGGCTATGGACATTTCCGCAGATCAGGCGGGCGACTGGGCCGCAAAGTGGGAAGTGGCTTTCGACATAAACCACGATCAGGTTATGGAGCTGGCTGACCAGATCAACTATCTGGGGGCGCATTATGCGACGACCGCCGCAGAAATCGCCCAGACGGTGAATGACACCGGTTCTCTCGGCCAGATCGCCGGTATGGACGTTGCAAGTACGGCGGCTCTGTCTACGGCACTTCTGGCAATGGGTGTTGACTCCGGTAAGGTTGCAACGTCTATTCGCCGGATGTACACAAACCTCTCGATGGGATCAAAGGCGACCGACGCACAGGCTGCGGCATTTGAACAGCTCGGCTTTACTGCGGAACAGTTTGCAAAGGATATGCAGACGGATGCACCGGCAGCAATAAAGAGCCTGTTCACGGCCATTGGAAGCCAGCCGAAAGACAAACAGGTTGGCTATCTGAAAACGCTGCTCGGCCAATGGGCCATTGAATCCGGTGCAAAGCTGACCGGAAACCTTGACCTGTTCATAAAGACGCTGGACGATGTGGGCGATGCTTCTAAATACAACGGCAGTATGTACAAGGAGTTCTTGCTGAAATGCGAAACCTCCGAATCTGTACTGACGATGTTGAGCAACGCATGGCGGGCTGTCCGCATCGAAGTCGGAAACAACTTCCTGCCTATTCTGAAAGACGTTGCCGGGTTCGGCATCGAGAAGATCAACGACTTCCGCGCAGCCCTGCCGGATATAACGGCACGGGTAAAGGAAGTAATCGAATACCTGCTGAACAATGGCG